CGGTTGATGGCTTCCAGGAGCGCCGCCCTGCGGGCTTCAATGGAGCCGGAATGGCCCAATTCGTAGAGGTTTTCCCACTTTTCGAGCGTTGCTATGGCCGAACTGGGGAAGATTTCGCGGTAAACGCCGTCTGCGCTTTCCAGGGCGCGGTCAAGCTCCTTGCACACCACATACTCTTCCAGGTCCATCTGGAGCGGGTGCAGACGCGAGAGCGCCCTGTAATGCCGACTGTCAAAGAAATTTTCACTCATTACTGCACCACCAGTTCACCAAGGACAAATCGGTCTGTTTCGTTTTCGGGATAGATTGCCGAAGTCTGTTCCTGGTACGCCCCGCCGTTCTTCGAGACCTCGACAACGGCATTGGATCCGCCGTGCTTGAGCACGAACACGACTATCTGTGCGGGAATAAACAGGTCGCCTGCGCTGAGGTCGGCAAAATACTTGGTCACGTCTTCCCGGAAGCCGTCTTCGTCCATATTGGACAAGCCACTTACCGTGACGCGCAGGGAAAGTGTCGTTTCTACAGGGACATTGACCCATATTTCACGCGGTGCGACGGGGCCTTCGTCTTCGCACTTGACGCGGACGGCTTCGCAGCATCGCATCGATAGCGTGCTCGGGCCGATGAGCATGAGAACCGTGCCCACGCCGTAGTAGTTCTTGAGGCAGCGGGATGTGGACGGGGCCTCGTCGGATTCAGCCGGTTCGTAGATCTCGATGCCAAAGCACTTGACAGCGTTCAGGGATGCAGTCTGCCAGCTTTCAAGCGCCTCGATTTCATCGAGTTCGACCTTGACATAGCGGGTAGAAACAGATTCGAAGGTGGTCACGGCCCACCAGTAGGCGGCATCGACCTTGCCCTGCTTTGTCCAGGTTGAACCATCGTCGGACGTATAGACGTTGAAAGAAGCCGGTCGGTTGGTAATGAAACCGAGCCCGATGCCGAAAATTTCCTTGGAACCGCCCAAGTCAATCACGACATACTTTTCGGTGTCGCTGGAACCGCAGGTAAAGGCGATGTTCTCGCGGTCGTGCGGCTTGACGGTGTTGGCGGCGCTCAGGTCGGGCATATTGCCGGAAATCATCGAGGATTCGAGCTCGACGGCCTTACCGGTAGAAGACGCTTCGAGCGCCCAGCGTTCGTAGTCGCTGGGCTTGCCGCCACTCTTCGGGTTGCGGAGATACGACAGGATGAGCGTCAAGAGCTCACTCGCGGTCAAGTTGCTGTAGTCGAGCCCTCGGTCGTTCGCCCACTGTTCCAGGCTCGCCTGGTTCATCGTGGTCGGGAAAATCTGGTCAAGAGTCCAGTCCATCTGCTTGTACAGGCCCCAAATGGCGGACGCGGCGGTGGCAAAACGGATATAGGTTTCCGTGCCCTGGCTGATATTTATCAGCGGGTCAATGTTCTTTGCATCGGTCACCATGCGCTGAAAGATCTGGTCAACTGTTACGGCCATTGTTTAACCTCCACGAAACGGGTAAATTCAATCACGTCGCCATTGTATGCGACACATTCCACATGCACCTGGAGCTTATCGCTATCGACATAGGTAGCCGTCGATACAACGCTTTTAAGGTGCTTGTAGTCAATCATCCACTGCAACGCCTCGGCGGCGTATGACTCGGCCCTGCTCCTGGTCTTTTCGGACGCCACTTCCCGGGCAAGTTCCTTGAAGCGGTGGCCAAATTCGGGCTTCTTGTAAAAGGAACCCTTGGCGACGGTAAGCGAAAGCTGGACTTCTTCTTTAATCTGGTCAGTAGTCATTGTAATGTCTCCGGGAAAGGTGACGGGCTCGGCGGTGTCGTGGGCATGGTCTCGGTGACGGTGCAGACGGCGGTCTTCAAGACAGTTTCAATGTCTCCGAAAAGCTTCTTGTATGGCTTTTGAACTTCATTCGTGGTGACGCAGGCCATTATGGCAGCCAGAACGCCCGCCTGGGCAGCCGCGAAGGTCGGAACGACGGACACGACAGCCACGCCACCGTGTGACGGGATTCCGGGCTTAGGAAGGCCCTGCCAGTAGGCGCAGAGCTTCGCCGCCATGTTGGCAGGCGTCCCGCTGGACGGGTCGAGCACCGAGAAGGCGCTTTCCAGGAGAGACTTGTCGCCACCCGCCGAAAGGTCCGCACCGAGAATGATGCCGCCCTTGGCGTAGTCGTCGTAGGACTTGGCGAGCTGCGGGGCCACGCTTGTCTTGCCGTCGGCAGACTTGACAATCCGGGAAAATTCGGAATCGAGAGTGTCCAGGTCAAGCATTTACGCCCCCGTGTCCTGTTTGTCCGTCGGTGCCGTAGGTGCGCCGAGGTTGCCGATGTGGGTGTGCTGGTTGTAGTTGTCGCGCAGCTTGGAGAGCTTGCCCACCTTGTCGCTCACCTCGCCGTTCACGCGCAGGTCGCCATCGACATCGACGCCGCCATCGGCCTTGATGGCGATGGTGCCGTTATCCTTGAGGATGATGTAGTGGGCCTTGTCGCTGTAAAGCGCCGTTTCGCCCTCCTTTACGGCGGGGCGGTCCTTGCCGTCACTTGCGACCGCAATGACAACATTGCCGAACTGAAGGAAAAGGCAGCGTTCGCCGGACTTTGGAATGCTGATGAAGCCGAAGTGCTGCATCATCTGCCGTTCTTCGAACTGTATGCCGTTGGCCTTGCCGCTGATACTGCGGAGCTTGCCTGCCACATCCTTGCAGCTGGTAACCAAACTGGTGAAAAATTTCATCATAAAGAGCCTCCAGGCTGTAATTCAAGGCGGGTGCGCTTGCCCTCACTCCTGGAGAGCGTGAACGTGCGGCGTTTAATCAGATACGAGTCAACAGCGCCGTTGTAATGGTCCTCTACGTCGCAAAAAGCGTTGATTGTCCAGGGCTTTCCGTTCTGAGAATGTCCGGGAACTGTATATTCGAGCTGGATTGCGGAAGCCTTTTCCGTTGCCAGCTGAAGTTCGGCGGTTTTCTTGGCAGGGCCCTCGTTCTCGTTCCAGTTTACCACAAGAGGGCGATAGAACGGGAAATCGTCATTTTTGACCGAGGCGGCTACATACTTGATGTCGCTATCGTCTTGGCTTTCGCCGATAACCTTGATGAGAGAATGCTGCCCGTTCAGGGTCTCGGTAACGGCTCCTTCGATGTAGTCCATTTCCTCGCCATTTTCAAAGGCGTGGATCTTGAAATCAGCCTTGCCGCGCTCAACCGGCTTGTCAAAGACCAGTTCGCCTTCGGGAGACGCCCAGAACAGGAAACCCTGCGAATTCGCCGCCTTCTTGAGGACATCGAAAACGCTGTCGCCCGGAGAAAGTTCCACAAACTTTCTCTTGACCTTGACTTTATCGGAGCCCGATTTGAAAACAAAATCCTTCCTGGAGATAAACGGAAGGTCGCGCACCAGCTTTTCAGCCAGTGCGGGCAAGGTAGTCGGCAAAGTTCCGAAGTTTGTCACGCTGGAGTCTGCCAGGACGGACGCGACGGAACGGCCCTCGATTTCCAGCTTTGGCCCGCTGCGAGACAGCGAACGACGCACAGAATCGACAAGACCCTTCATCACGCATTTTCGATTAACGAAAATTTCGCAGGAATCGCCCTTGTTCACTTCATACTTAGAATCACTTTCGAACTGGAACGAGCCTTCCGGTGAATACAGGTCGGTATCGATCGTGTAGCTCACGAACCTGTCAGCACGCGCTTTTTCCACAAGCAAGATGACTTCATCATTCTCCATAGACCATCACCTTGCCTTGCATGAAAGTGGGATTCTTGACATTGTTCAATGCGCAAAGACGTTCAGCGGCCTTGTAGTTCAAGCCGTTTTCCAGGGCAATCTTGTGAAGCGGAGTTTCGTGGGACACATCGACCGTCTTTGTGGTCATGTATTCCAGCTTTATGCGAAGTACCGCATCGGATAGCATCGCGGCCATGTTCTTGAGCCTGTAAGGGCTTACAGCCTGCGGAAGGACTTGCTGAATGAACTCCCTTGCCAGGGCTAGGGTATCTTCCAAATCGGCAGGCGTAACAAGGTAGACTTCGCTTTCCTCTGCCAGTTCACGGCCTTCGGCATCGTCCATGACAATCCGTTCTGCGGCGAAGGATTCGCCCATCTTTTTCTCGTCATCGGAAATCTGCTTGGCAGTCTCTGTCGCGACTGTTGCCGCCGCAAGGGTCGCAAAAGCCGAACGGACGCTTGCAGGGGCGTCATAAAGGGATGCCAGCATAGAAGACGCGCTACTCACCAAAGTGGCCGTAGAAGTCCTGGATTTGCCATTATTCAGACCTGTCTTTCTGGCAAGAGTCACGAAGGAATCGCAACATTCCTGGATAGCCTTTGTCAAGGTTCCAGATAGCGAGTCCAAGTAATCGATAGTAGTGTTGATAGCATCGACGGGAGCCTGGACGGTAGCGAGAACTCCAAGAAGCTGCCCCATCGCCTTGCTTGTCGCATTGGCAAAGCTTCGTGCGGCATCGCCAAGAGACGACCACGCGTCAATAAGCGACCAGTCCGAAGAACCCGGAATGTCGGGAACGCCAGTCTGTTGCATCGATAGAGCCACGCTTTCCTGTACTTCCAGGTTGAGGGCCTGCGCCTGCTTGAAATTGTTCTGGTAGGGGTCCGTGTAGCTTTGGATGTCGGGCTGGATTTCATCGACTTCGAAATCGAAGGTGAACTCGCAGAAACGGCGACGGCGGTCATTTCTGAAAGAAGCCGTCTTCGGGTAGCCGTAAATAGTCCCGTGGTCCGGGTGAAAGAGTTCTACAGGCTTCTTGAAAATGGACAAAAACCACTTGCGCAGCGACTGATAGTTATTGTCGTAGTCTTTATTCGAGAGAACGCCTGAAAACTTGAAGGTTTCCGGGTTGACGCCCATGTCTTCATGGTCCGCCCCGTTCTTGTAGGGGTAGGTCGTGGACGAGATGGCATGAGAGATGTCATCGTCGATGGATACGAGCTTAAGTTCCCACGGGCCCAGCTTTGCGGTCTTCGCTTCTGCCATTTACGCCCCCCAGCCCGGTGTATTCTTGTGGACCTTGACCTTGGGCGGCTTGCCCTTGTCGGTTTCCACTACGGTTTTCCCGGAAGAATCGATGTTGATTACAAAATTCGCCATGTATTCCTGGGCAGACACGCCATTTTTTCCGTCGCCGTTCTTGATGGCGTTTTTCATCAGAGTGTTATACATGTTCAGGTCGGCATAGAGCTTGTCGAGTTTCTTCTGCGACGGCAAAAAGCTGTTTTCTTCCTTCTGGATTTCGAGCAGGGTTTCGCCGTGCTTCTTGCTATACACCGCCGCCTTGCTTCCATACCGTTTTTCGAAATTCTCCTGGTTACGTTCCACCATGGCGCGGCTGTTCGCTTCGACATCGGCAACGACATTGCGCCATTCCATGAACGCCTGGCCAAAGTCGTAGATCTTGTCCATTGCCCAGGTGGTGGCAGCCGTAAGGCCGATGCGCCCCAGGGCAGTATTGCCGAGCTTGTTCAGCCCCGCACGTGCGGTAGAAAGACCCTGGCGGAACTTGCCCACCTCTCTTGTGGTAGTTTCCATCGCCACGGAGGTCTGCTTTGCCATATTCTTGACAGGCGGAACATCGTCGTCCATGTAGTCGGAGCCACCGCCTAAACCGTCGCGCATGTTGACCACGAATACCTTCTGGACGGAAGCGTTCAACGTAGAAGCGCCCGCACTGGTGGCAGACGGTCCAGCGCCGCCCTTCTTGCTCCAGATACCCTTGATATCCCTGGCAAGCCCTGCAACATCCTTCACGAGGCCGCCAATCTTGACGGCACCAAGAGCGATTGCGGCAACGGCCATCGCCTTGAAGCCAGCCGTGACAATCCCCTGATGGCGGGAAAGGAAGCCAAGCGCGGTCGTGAGCTGCTCCACGGGGCCCGTAAGGTTCGTGTCGGCAAATTCCAGGGCGACATTCTTCATCTTGTCCACATTGCTGTTGAAGGAATTGGACGCTTTTTCGAAGCGCTCATCAAGCACTTTCGTATTGGTCATGCCCTCTTGACCACTCTTTGTAATGGCATCCAAGGTTTCCCACCCATTCTTGTATTCGGTGATGATTGGCTGCAAAGCCTTGATGGAAGATGCGCCAAACAGTTTTCCCAATTTCTGCAGGTCACCGTTCGTTTTCTGCATCAGCTGGCGCATAATAGCGTCGAAATCGTTAAATTCCTTGTTCTTGTCAAAGACATGGACCCCGATTTTATTCAGGTCTTTCGCCTTTGCCGTGAGTTCGCTGAAAAGAGCCGAGACGGACGTGGTAAGTTCCGCTTCGCTCTTGATCTGGGAGTTCATCACCTGTAAATAGCCGCCGAAACTAGCGAACTGTTCCGCAGTCTTGATGCCGTGAGTGGACGTAGTAGCAAGAAGAGCCTTGCCTTCGCTTGCAAAAGAGCGCAGGACAAAGGAACCCTGGTCGCCCTGGACAATGAGTGAATTGAAGAATTTTGCGACTTCATCGGCGGTCAAGCCCATGGTCACTTTCAGGGAAGATGCGACATTAGCCAGGTCTTCCACAGATGCGCCGGAAGCCTTGGCAGTCTTTGCCAGGATTCCGCCCATTTCTTCGGCAAAATCGAATTTACCCGTGATTTCACCGATCTTTGAAACACCGTTCAAGATTTCATTGGCGGCAACCCCTGTTTCGACCGCCGTCTTATGCAGCGATTCGCGGAACACCTTCGTGTCCGCGTCGCTTTTCTTTGCCGCAAAGCCGTAATACATGAGCGATTCGGAAAGGTCGCCCACGTTCTTGACAGCCATGCCAAGCCCACCGCCAAGAACCAACGAATTGAATGGCGTAACCATGCGGTCTGCAAGCCCCCGTAGGGAACTGCCGACACGCGCAATGCTTGCACGGGCACGGACGCCAAAGCTGTTAATCGAGGCGGAAGACTGTCTAAGGCCGGTTTCAAGCCTTGTCGGGTCCGCGCCGATACGCAATGTAACGCTATTATCAGCCAATGCTCTGCCATCCTTTATCGTTGTCAACCAAATAGCCCTTCATCGAAAAGATGAGGAGCCATTGGGCGTCGTTTAGTTCTCTTGCGGGGCAACCAAAATACGCAGAAGCTTCCAGGCTACAGGCAAGCTTAAGACTTTCGAGCGAATCTGGTCCGGTTTTTTTTTGAGAATGTCCTTGAGCTGTTCAAATTCTTCGTCCGAGAGCTTTTCCAGGTTCGGGTCGTTCTCGTCGGAGAATGCATTGTAGGCATCGCACAAGGCTTTCAGTTCGTCATTGGTGCACAGGGTCCGCATGTGCTCGGCGCTGGTGAACACCGGCTTTCCCGTGGCAGGGTCGGAGAACGCCCGCCACATACCGTGCACAGCTTCCTGTTCACGGTAGTCCGCCAGGTTCTGCATGCCGATTTCGATACCGTCACGGTTGAACTCCTGCTGGTTATCGACTTTAGCCTTGCGGGCTTCGGAAACCGTCAGGAGTCTCATGCGGACTTTCACGCCTGGGACACCGGGCCACTCGATATCCTTGAAGACATCGTGCGACGCCTTGATTTGGTCGATAATCGCAGATTCTGCGACATCGACCTCTTCGGCGGCATCATGGGCGGCCTTGATTTTGTCAGACAAAGCGGTCATGGCTACTTCTTGTCCTCTGCGTAGAATTCAAGCTGCGATTCCTTGGCGGTCTTGCCGTCCACTTCGTTCGGGGTGGACTTGAGCAGGTGAACGCCGGTATAGGTGACCTTGTTACCGCCAACATAGTTGATGATGAAGGTCCAGCCGTTATCGTTCGAAGCCTCTTCCTTGACCCAGTCCAGGTCGGCACCGGATTTCGGGAGGTAGGTAAGCGAGAAGGAATGCTTCGCCGGAACCTTGATGTAGTCTTCGCCGTAGACGGTTTCTACGGTGGTGGCGACTTCGGTTTCACCTTCCTTGAATTTCGAGAAGTCGGTGATTCTGGAGCCGTCTTTGACGAGAGTAAAAGAAGAAATTCTCATGGTTCACTCCTTACAGGTAAAGGTCGATGGTGGAATAGATCTGGTTCAGGCCAGGCACGACAGGAGCCGGAATCTGGCAGAGCATGCGGCCCGGTTCGTTCGGCGATTCCTGCGTGACGAACTGGTCGGCGTATTCGTCGATATAGCGCAGAATCTGTTCGGCTTCGAGATCTTTTGCAATCTTCTTGTTGTCTTCGTTCAGGGCATCGGCCAAAAGCGCATGGATGACCTTGTTCTTGTACTTGACGCGGTGCATTGCAAGAATGCTGTCGCGGAAGTAGTCGAGCGATGCAATGACGCCCGTATCGATGAGCTTCGTCCAGCGGGAACCGCTGTTGTTGCTCTTGGTGGTCACGGCACGCACGATGCAGAGCTGGCTGTCTTCTTCGACGAGAGGAATCACACCGCCGTAAAGAAGCAGGTCCTGTTCTTCGCCACTCCACTTGTCTTCCAGAGCCGGGGTGGCAAGGCCAGGAATGGCCACGCTGTTCATCGGCACGTTCGGCTTGGAGTTGCTTGCAAAAATTGCACCGAGACCAGCCGCGATTTCCCACACGGTAGCGTTGATCTTGGTCTTGACCGCCGCGATATGCAGGCGTTCGTAGTTGTGCTTGAGCGCTTCGGCCTTGGCTGCCGTAGCCGTAGCCGATACCATCGCGCAGATGGCACGCTGGCCACGCTGTTCAAGCGGTGCGGCGGCTGCTTCAAGGTGAGTCTTGAGTTTGCCGAGGTTCGATTCGTCGTTCACCGGGGAAACGATGATGTGGAAACGTTCCGGGAAGGCTGCTGTAAGGGCCGTAGTGAGGTCAACCGTACCGACGCCCGCCGTAGCAGTAATCGTGCCCACGGTGATGCCTGCGGCTTCGGAAACGACGGACACATTCAGGCCACCCGTAGCGGCGGACACGTATGCACCCTTGCACTTCGCGGTGAGCACCACTTCGCCGGTCGAGACGCTGCTGGATTGAGTAGCGACAGCGGTAAACGGAGCATCGGGTGTATTGTTGATTTCATCCGCAAGGTTTTCGGCGACGGCCTTGTAATCGTCGGGGGTCGTGGAGTCATAGGCGACACCGACGGCATATTCGATACCGTTACAGAAGACGGACACCTTGCCCGACTTGGTTGCAGTTCCAGCAAAGGTAAATGCCCAGGTGGCGGCAGAACCCGTCACAGCACCATGGCGGAGCATCGTGATCTGGGCGTACTTCCAGGCCTTCTTCGCGGCCTTGTACATCTGCATGAGCACGGAACCGGCCCCAGCAAAGTCATAAGCCTCGGTCTCGGTGCCGATTTCGGTGGGCTTGTTCACCGGGGTCGTGGACGCCTTGGCGGTGGAAACATCGCCGATAAGCAGCACCTTCTGGATGTTGGCGGGAAGTCCGTTCGGGCCCGCATAGTAGTTGTAGGCCGTGTAGGAACCCGGAATCATGGTTTCGGAGATATTAGGGGACAGGTTCATTGTTTACCTCTTTGAAAATGACTTCGCCCTGGGCAAGTACCTCGTTTTCGGGCGTTTCGCTCTGGAACGTAGAGCCGATGGAGAGCAGTTCCCTGTAGTTTTCTTCGGCGGCTTCGGGCACGACCGTGAACTGCGTCTTAAACTTGATTTCAAACAGCGTCAGGGCAAGGCCAAGATGTTCCGCAGTGGAGACATCGTTCCAGCCGCTAACGGTTAGGGGCTCCATCTGAAGCCCGAGATCGTTATGGTGCAGCTTCTGCACCACATAGGACACCATCGGGTGAATCATCATCCTGCGCTGTTCCTCGTTCGCAATGTTCTTCACGATGAGTGTCACCACCACCTCGACGGACTCCGTAATCTTGTCCATTCCTTCCGGCTCGAAATCGCCCTTGATGATGGCGACCGTAAAGCTCGGGTGAGTGATGGTCTGTAAATCCTTCTGGATATCGACCGCCTTGAAGACCATCTGCGGGACATTACCGACTTCAATCAGGTCTTTGATGGCCTTTTCTATCACATAGCAGTTAGTAACGTCAACCGGCGTACTCATCAGAACCTCATGGATTCAAGCGAAAACATGGCTGGTCCGCCGTTCAGCTTCGAAGCGACGGAAAAGCCAGATTCGACGACAGGTTCATCAGGATCCACACCGATATCCTGTTCGCCATCGGCAATGCGGATAAGCAGCTTGATGGCGTTATCGTAGCGGAGTTTCATACCGTCAGTGATATTCAGCTCCGTCACGCGTTCGTACAGATTGTAGATGCTCAGGTCAATGCAGACCATGCGCAGCACTTCCGGGACACTCTGGAACGGACGCGGGAAACGCTTCCTCACGTAAGAGTCGATAAGCGTGGAACTTTCCTTGATGGCCTTTTCCACGATTTCGACATTGACCGTGCCAGTCGCGTTCGGCGAGAGGTCGTCAGTGACCTCTACCAGACGCGCCTCGGGCACATGGCCCTTGATGTCCTCGTAAGTGCAGTAGTTCATGGGAGCCTTAGCCTGCGGCCTTGATGACGTTCTTCAAGAGGAAGCCAGCATCCTTGGCAACCACGACTTCCTTCTGGTAGAAGCCGGCCTTGATGATTTCGCCACCCTTGAGGCCAATCTTTTCGTCTTCGATGATCGTTGCGTAACGGTCACCCACCTGTGCGGTCATACCCCAGGCAATGCCTTCCTTGAGCGTGGAAAGCGGTTCGGAGTAATGGGCCCAGATGTTGTTGCCCCAGCAACGTTCGAGAGTCGGGTTCTTGGCGTTCTTGGTGGTGTTCACGCGGGCTTCACCGATAAGGATGTCATCGACTTCGAACAAGGCCTTGATCTGTTCGCGGGTAGCGACGCCAGCGCCGTTGGAGTTCGGGTAGATGGAACGGAGCACGTTCGGGTCGGTGCGGAGCTTTGCCCACACGACGGCGTTCATGCCAAGGATATTCGGGCGAGCAAGCGGCTTTTCGAGATATTCGAGAATGACTTCCACGATATTGAAACCGTCGGCACCGATACCCTGGTTGTCTTCGTAAGTGTGCGAAAGACCGGTTCCATAGTTCGAAGTGTTCTGCACAATACCGGCAACACGCATTTCCTTGCCCAGGAACACCTGGTTCATGATGTATTCAAGGTTCGTGTTGACAAAGCGTTCCTTGTTCTTGATCTGGTCGATATCTTCCTTCGGAACAATAGTCTGCAAGCCATGGGCTTCGGCAACAGCGGCCTTTTCTTCGCCGGAAAGGTGGATGATATTCGGCTCGGAAGTGCGGCCCACATGGGTATCAGGTGCGGCAAACGAATCGCCCTTGGTGCGTTCGTAATACTTGAACGCAAGTTCCGGGCCGTCGAGTACCTTGACCGGCATTACCTGGTCGGCAATCATCTTGCCGTTCTTGTAGGCGGCCACAAGGTCGGTCTGCTGCACGCCAATCGGCAAGAGCAGGCCAGCGGCAAGAGCGCCACCGTCGGAGCCAAAGAGATTGGCGAAAATCTGCGGAACGCCGCAGGCGGTAAGCGTGTCTGCACCTGCGAAGGCTGCTACAGAGCACACGAGAGCGAGGAGAATGAGCGGGATTTTGGTCATCTTCTTCATGTTTTTGTCCTTGTTAAAGTTTAAAGCCCTGCCGCAGTCTTGCCGCTGTAGCCAAACGCGACCGTGATAATGTCGCCAGAGGCACCTGCAGTGAGAGCCACGCCGTAAGTTTCGGCAGACGCGCCAGCCGCGACAGCCTTGCCGTTCGCATCGACGGCGATAAGGTTACCGACAGCCACATTGCCGCCAGCGAGCACCTTCACGTTGCCGCTGGTCTGGATGACGATATTCGCACCGCTTGCGGTATCGGAATCGCCGCTTACGCCGAGCGGAGCAGAAGCAGCAGTGCCGACCTTGACCTTGTTCGTGTCGGTTCCTGCCTTCACGAACAGGTGCTTGCCGATGGCTTCTTCGGCCTTGAAAGTGGTTTCGTTCGTCGCGGCACCCTTTTCGAGCTTGATACGCACCAGGTCGCCGTCGCCGGTTGCGGCATCGAGAGCGATAGCCACGTAGGCATCGCCAGCGGCAGCGGCAACAGCCTTGCCGTTCGCGCCGACCTTGAGCTTTGCGCCCACGGCGAAAGCGCCGCCAGCGGTCACTTCGGCAATGCCGTCAAGCTGGACATCCTGGCGGCCATCCTGTGCGGCATCCAGTTCGTAGCTCACGCCAACGGCATCGCCGTCAGCAGAAGCGAGTGCGACAGTACCTTCGGTTGCGCCAAGAGCGACAAATCGGAAGGCGGGGACGGCATTAGACGCCGTAAAATTGAGGACATTGCCCTTCATAGGATTCTCCTTGATTGTTTAAACCTTGATTCGACCGTATTCTTCCGCAGCTTCGGCAAACGAAAGCACGCGGCCCTTAGATTCCTGCTCCGCCTTGTACCTGGCAAGAGCTTCACCAGCCGCAAGCTGCGGCGTATCGTGCATGCCCTGGGCTTCGCCGAACTCCACAATCTTCGGGAGCGCGGCAACCGTCTTGGCAAGCACATTTGCAACATTCACGCGTTCATCGCCTTCGCCGAAGCAGCCTTCGCCATCGACGGGCACTTCCTGGCAGAAACCGAAAATCTTCATCAGGTTGTCCTTGAGTTCCTGATTGCAACGACCTTCGGAAATGGCGTTGTCCAAAGTCTCAGAGAATGCCGCACCGGCACGGAGGCGCTGCGCCTGGAGCTTTTCGGCCCTGAGAGTATCGTTCTCTGCCCGGAGCGCGGCATTCTCTTCGCTCAGCCGCGTCGCTTCGCTAGAATTACCTTCCGGGATAGAATCGGTCGGTTCGTCGCGAGGGGGCGTTGTAGGCTGAGGATTCTGATTCCCGTTCTCCAGCGAATCAGAACCGCTTTCGTTCGGTTCACCGAAAGAAGCTGTAGATTCAGCGGGCTTTTCCACGGCAGGCTTGGGCAGCTGCGGGAAATCCTTCGCATCCTTCAGGACACTTTCGATTTCTTCGAGGTCCTTGATGGTGTATTCCGGGAAAACTTTGTCGGCGGCCTCGATGCCTTCCTTTTCAATGAGCTGTTCGCGCTGGCTGCGGAACAGGCGTCCAATGCCGCCAATCTTGTACACCAGCGACTCGAACACGGATCGCGGCACCAGGCGGTCCCATGCGAACGGCTCTGCAAAGACGCTCACGTCCTGCTCTGTAACGCCCTTGTCGGAATCGGCGAACATACCTTCGCCAAAGCAAAGCGGGGCCATACCCTTCATGGCAGGGCCGACCGCACCGAGAGCGCCCAGGTGTCGCAAACCCTTCTTCAAGTTGCTGTAAACGGCAGCCGAAAGATACTTGAAACCGCCCTTCTTCACCTCTTCGGCAAAGTCCGGGTCAACATCGTCGAGTTTCACCTTCAGCACCTTGTCTTCCACCTTGGAATCGACAATGGAGCCGACACGCGGATCGTCAACCTTCGGGTGGCCCTTGACCATCGGCGGCTGGTATCCTGCGGCGAGCTGGTCGTGGATTCCCTGGTTGAGTTCTTCGAGGTCAGCTTCGCTAAAGTCGTGAGTGTTGCCCGCCATATCTACGACGGGGCCGGTCTTGAATGCCTCGACCCACGGCTCGCGCAGGTCGGTAGATTTCAGAATCTTCGGATGCTTATCTTTCATGGCTCCAAATTTACCCGCTTGCCCGCGAAAGAGGACATGACAATGTCATGCCCTTTGTCAGTGTTTTACGGCTACATTTGCACGGAGGTATATTCCATGGATAAAACTTTCTGGCAAGAGGCATTGAAACAGTTCGGCGTGGGCATTGTCTTCGCCGTCATGCTCGCCATCTTCTACACGAACGAAAACGCCAAGTGGGAAAAGAACGCCGCAAATGACCAGGTGCGATGGGAAGCCGTATTGAAGCAATACAGCGACGACCAGAAACGAGCACTCGAAGCGATACGCGCATGCTGCACCGAGAACCACGCAACCCCCGGGAGAATGCCATGAGCAAGGCGGAACTCAAACCAAAGGCAAAGGAACTCTACACCATCCACCAGCTGAGTCTCGCAGACATCAGCCGCAGGCTCAACATATCCACGCGCACCCTGCAGAACTGGAAGGCAGAAGACCGCTGGGAAGAAACCCGCGCAGAAATCAGCGGCGGCGAAAAGAACTTCCACGCCGAACTCTTCAGCCTGGGCGAAGTGATGGCCCGAAAAATCAAGCAGGACGAACTCGACGGCGTGAAGATTGCCCCCGAACGCTACACCGCACTCCAGCGCATCATCGACACGGCAGAACACGCCCGCAAGTACGAAGCCGTAGCGCCCAAGGCAAACAAGTCCGAGCTCTCCCCGGAAGAACGCGCCAAGAAGGCGCTTGAAGCCATCAAGAAAGAACTGGGTGTCGCGTAATGGCTGGATTGACCGATTTCTTTTTTCCCTATCAGAAGCGCTGGCTAGCCGACAAGTCGAAAGTCAAGATTTTCGAGAAGTCCCGCCGTATCGGCGGAACGTGGGTCCAGAGCTTCGAAGACGTGCAGGACTGTATCGAACAGCCCGGACTGAAAGTCTTTTTCAGTTCCGCCGACATGACGGCTGCCGCCGAATACATCGACTATTGCGACTCCTGGATTCAGAAGCTCAACGCCATCGCCAAGGCGCTCGCCGAAGTCAACTGCGAAGACATCGAGGACTGCGTTTTCGCCGACGAAGACAAGGGCGTCAAATCCAAGCTCATCGAGTTCTGCAACGGCTCCAAGATTTACGTGCTATCCAGCAACCCCAAGGCATTCCGTTCCAAGGGTGGAAAAATCGTGTGGGACGAAGCCGCCCACCACGAGAACGACCAGAAAATGTGGGCAGCCGCGAAGCCCGCCGCCATGTGGGGCTATCCCATCCGCATCTTGTCAACCCACAACGGCGTGAACAGCCTATTCTACAAGCTCATCGAGAAGTGCAAAAAAGGTGAACTTGACTACAGCGTTCACACCGTGCCAATCCAGCTCGCAGTAGAGGAAGGCGTTGCCGACCGCATCTGCGGCAAAAAGCTCTCCAGGAAAGAACGCGAGGAATGGCTGGAGCAGGAACACAAAGGCTGCTTGACCGAGGCGATATGGCAAGAGGAATACTGCTGCAACCCGCAGGACGAATCCAAGGCCATGATCAGCTACGAGCTCATCCACAGCTGCGAACGCCAGGGAGTGCTCGGGCTCGACAAGGCGACCGGCCCGCTTTACCTGGGTTGCGACGTGGCACGCCACCGCCACCTCTATGTCATCTACGTTCTCGAAGATGTAGGCGGTACGCTCGTTTGCCGTGCCGTCGAAGCCTACCAGAACAAAAAGTGGAGCTTCCTGGAACAGAAACTCTACAAGTACCTGATGCTACCGAACCTTGTGCGCGCCTGCATCGACCGCACCGGCGTGGGCGACCAGTTCACAGAACGCGCCCAGGAAAAGTACGGCTCCGTCAAGGTTGAAGGCGTGCTGTTCACGAACACCGTCAAGGCGGACCTTGCAATAAACCTGCTCCAGGCATTCGAAGACCAGAAGATTGTCATCGAGAAGTGCCCCAAGTTCCCCGGAGTCGAAGGCCGCATCGAGGACGAACAGGCCGAAAGCATCCACGCCGTCCGAAAGATTGTCACCACCGCCGGAAACGTGCGCTACGACGCCGCGAGCACCGAGCAGGGCCACGGCGACTTCTTCTGGGGGGCAGCCTTGGCGTACCACGCCAAAAACGCAAGCGACACGGGCCCGATATTCGTGCAAACGACCAATCCGTTCAAGGGGAAAAACGTGGATTTCAGCACCTTCTAAAAATTCGCACAGAAAGGCCCTTTCTAGCCCGTTTTTGTTTTGGACTAGTAAACGGTCATCCGAGTTTAGAAAATCAAAATTCAACGAATTTGAACGGCTATTCAACGAGATTAGAAATACACCGAGGACTGCATGAGCAAAAAGACCAAAAATAACCCGAACGAACCCAAGGACAAGCGCGATTTGCAGCTCGCCAAGGAAGTCGCCACCCGGAACGTGGCGGAGTTCGTCACCGGGCTCGACTACCTCCCGAACCCCGACACCATCCTCAAGAACAACGGCGGCAACATCAAGGTCTATCGCGAAATGATAGACGCCCACCTTGACGCGGTGAAAAACAAGCG